TTTGCGTAGTGTGCGATAATCGGTTGAGCCGATCATCTCATAAATTGGCGCGGCATTGTCTAGCAATGATCCCTTGATATCAATGTGAGCGATGCCGTTGTCGTCAATCGTCATGCTTCGACGCGTGACAAAGAAGTCGTCCATGTTCATGTTATTGTGTGCCATCTTGATGCTGTTAAGCAATGCACACATTCCTGGCTTGGTTATCGCCCAAGCTCCGCGCAAGAATGCGCTATTGTTCGTCGGAATCATTATTTTGTTCTGTGTTTGATGTTTCAGGCTCCTCTTGGGCCATGTCATTCGGTGTAAGCATTTGCAGTTCGCGTGGGTCAATCTCCACGTCATACTTAGCTTCAAATTCTTCTTTGAGTCTCTTGCGCTCAACAATCTCCATGCACCGCTCTCGGATGTGCTCGCTGTGCGTCTTGCCCTTCTCTTGCAATATGCCAGTCATGTTTTGCGCTCCGACCTTGTATTCGTCAATCTGTGCCTTTGAGTCGTGGCGTGGATCAATGGAGAGTTTTGGCGGCATGGTGAAATCCCACTTATACCAATCTTCTGATGCAGGAATCAGCCCGAGCTTCATCGCCTTAGCAACTGCCCAGCCGACGATGCGACGTGCTGGCTTGCGTAGAACGTCTTGACGTGCCTCGACGCTGGCGCGGGCGCGTGCTTGTATGTTGCGGATGGTTGTGCCTGTGACACTCTCAGCCTTCCAGACGAGCTCCACGGGCCACGGGATGCCGGCGAGTGCTTCACGTATAATGCGATCTTGGAACTTATCCCACATATCGCCAGGACGTGAATGGTCGATGCTCTCGAGCTTGCTTCCGCTGTTGCTCTTAAAGTGGCGAACCATGCCTCCCGAATAAGTTTGAACTGCGAGCCTGTTGTCGTCTGTGGCTGCGCCTGTGAGCGATACGCTCGGGTCATCAAGATCAATGCCACCAGTGTCGCTGTATTCAATGAGCGCATGACTAGAAACCATCATCTGTGCCATAAGCTCCCATTCTTGTGATGTCTTGGCTTTGCGAAGCTCATGGATGGCGTGTGACAACGCTGGAATACCTCTTGATTGCCCGTGCCACTGAGGGTCAGCAATATGCACCATGTCTTGTGCATCGACGTATCGGTCGCTGTTTGCATCGTCGCCCAGTATGCAATAGGCAACTGGTGAGCCGTTGCGGTTCTCGATGACTCCATTGCATATGCGGTTGCCTCGATAGCGACCAACAAGCAAAATGTCATCCTTTACAGATGATTGACGCGAGCCAACTCTGTGAGCTGGTATGTGTTGAATTTGTGGATAGCCTGCTTTCGTCTCAGTGAGCAATACGAATACGTCTCCGTCTCTGTCAACTGCTATGCTGTCAAGGTGTAGTAGCTTTCTGAAGTCAAAGAGTGAGCCTTGAACAGAGCAAACACTAAACCAGCTTTGCAACCATTCTTTGGCTACATCACCAAACTCTGTGTCCTTGCCTTTGAACTCTGGCTCCCATGCTCGCCCGACTACGCCGTCGGCTTTTTGCATGATGGCTCCGCGAGGAACTCCGAAGTTTGAAAAGATGACGCGAGACTGCGACATCGTTGCGCGATGATCGTTCTGTGTAAACAGCTCGTCAAGATCACGTGAAAAATCTGGCATCCATGGTGTGCCACGTCTGTGCCTGTCGCTGCTGTTTACAAGTTTGCGCTGGTATTCCGTCGGGCGGCCGTTGCTGTCTAATATGCTCATATTAAAATTGTCCGTAACTTCTGCCGATGCTCTTCACACCCGACTCAATCTGTAATAGTGCCGCGTCTAAGCATGACGCCCATTCAGCGTTCGTCATGTATGCAAGCTGTGAGAATGAACTGCCGTTGGCGCTCCCACTGACGATGTGACCACCATGGTTCGATGCAACTTCCTCAATAGCTTCATCAAGCCAAGCCTCGAGTTGTTTCTTGTTTTTGGCACTCCTTGCGCCGTAGCGCCTAAGTGTGCCGATGAATCCGTTTGCAATCGCCATTATAAATCATATGATTTCAACTAGTCAGCCTCAGTATGTGAATCATGTGCGAATACTTTATAGATTGACGCGGCGATGGTTTGCATTACCTCGCAATCCCAGAGGTGGTTTCCGTGATGCTTCTTTACAACCTCATAACGCCACTTGCCAGGTGATATCTCGCGCTTACGCTCGTTCTGCATTTGCTTCTTGTATTCTGCTGAGTGATCTACAGCGATCTGCCAGTCAGCACCGTCACCGCGCATCAGTGCTGTCAGTGTGTCCTTTGCAAGTAAGTTCGAGAATTTACAATATTTATAATAAAAGCCTGCTGTGGTGTTTGCTCTTTGAATTGAGCTGTAAGGCTTGAGCACTCGACGCTTGCCGACTTTGGTGGCGTATCCGTTTGACTCCTCACCAAGTAGACAGTTCCAAGGGTTGGGATCGTTGGGCGTTTGTGACTTGCGACACTCCATGGCAACCATCTCGGGCCTGTATCCACGGTCAACAAAGACGCATCTATTTGGCACCTTCATTCTGTCGCGTAGCATTCGCAATCCTTCCCACTCATCAATCTTGCCCTCGTAAAGTAAACGACTCTTGCCCTCGAGACTCCATGCCCTAATGACCACCCAGAAATGATCCTGCTGAACATCACAACACATAAAGCGGAAGTTCTCCTCCTCCCACTTCTCGCCGTTGAAATACTCTTTGAGCCTGTATGCATCAGTTGCACCCTTTAAGCTCACAGCTTCGTTTGGCTCTACCCATGACTGAGCTAGACGTTTCTGGATGAATTGGCGCAGTGGTGCAGGATTCATTTTCTTGAATGCGTCTTGTGCTGTGATCCACTCATGAACAAGCTTTGACCAGTTGATCCACCAGACTGCCATTGCTGGATAGGTTGCCGCCTTACGTCCTGGCTTGGCGTTGTTGTTGCGACTGATGTATTTGCCAGACATCGACAGTTTGCGCCTTACCTCTGCCCGATCATTGAAGAGCTCTTTGCATTCCTCGTTGGCGCATTCGTATTGAACCGTGCTGCTGATTGCCTCCCAATCCCATTCATCAGCTTCCGTTTTGATCTTGTCATATTTGACTTGCTTCCATTGATACGATTGACGCTGTTTGCACTTAGGACACTCGAAACAGAAGTCATGAATGTCTGCATCTTGAAACGCTCCATCGAACTGGTCGCCCTCAGAGCCTCCCTGTGATACTAGCACCACGCGACTATTCCACCGGTCGTGCGTTCGTCTGCGTGCTTCCTCAAGCATTCCATCTTTCCAGATCCACACCTCATCACCGTAGACCCAACGTATCGACTTGGATTGCAGGTTGGCAAGGTTGGCGCCGCCGATGTGCAACGGCATATGCGGGAACAATATCTCGCCCTTGCGGAAGTTGCCTCGCTGTTTGCCACTTGGTAGCAATGGTGCGACCTTGTCATTGGACTTCAAGCTTGGATGGAATCGCGTGTCCACCCATGCGCGAGCGTCGTCATCCGTCTGCATTGTGATGAGCGTTGGCCCAGGCTCTTCGGCTATGATCCAAGGCAGTATGCCCTCGAGCATTGTTGTCTTGCCACTGCCTACAGGTGCCATGACTACAATCTCCTTGTTCTCATCGTCTGCAATCCACAGCATCGGCTCTCTTAGCCAAGGTGTGGCGTCGATGTCGAAGTTGGGACTGCGTGCCGACTGTGGGAGTTTGACATATTCACACGCCCACTCAACGACGTCCATGTCGCTTGGTGGCGTGACTGCTCGGCAGAATGCTTGAAGTGCGATGCCCATTAGTCTGAGTAAACGTCGTAGTATTCCTGCGTGTCGTCGTTGCAATATGCCTCGTATGTTCCGCGCGTGTTCACATTGAATCTGCGGAACTTGCCCTCTGGATACTCAAAGCCGTGGCTGTTGGCACAGCCGATGTATTTGTATGTGCGCGTGACTGTGGCAGCATCTGGCTTCGTCTTCTTGAATATACGGTCGTAGCCGTTGCGGTATTCCTCAGTCGGTGCCTTGGTTTTTATCTTGTCTCTTGTTATGTCGTTTCTTGCTGGTTTTCCCATTGTTTTACTTGGTTTGTTGTTTGTAAAGTTTGCCCGCCTCATCTGCGAGCATTGCGTCGATCTTGAGCATATACTCGCGGATCTTTGACTTGGCTTTGGCGGCTGTTAATCCCTCGAGCATCGCCGGCAAGTCTGCTTGACATTGACGATGTGCTGCCGCAACTGCCGCGCCGATGCTGGTCAAGTCTGCCACCACTTCCTCTTTATGAATGTAGTCGCCCTCGAGTATCTCAATCTGTCTCAGCTTGTGGATGCCATCAATCTTTGTTTTGAGCGTTCGCGCTTCGTCATAGTTTACAGCGGTGCGAACCTGTTCCATCAAGTCGCGCTCCTCGCTGGTTGCCAAGTGCGGATTGTCGTCGGTTGCTTCTTGTTCCCATGGCACTCCATTAATCCACGCGTGCGGTCGCTTGGCTTTGGTGTTGAGAATGTAATCAGCAAACTCGTCACGGTTGTGAACGTCAACGCCGTCAGCTCTTGCTCTGCGTAGTGTTGCTGTGCTAACACTGTATTCGTCGGCAAGTTGTTGCTGTGTAAGTTTTATAGGTTTCTTCATGTTACAATTATATTGTATAAAAAACTCGTTTTTTGTCAAAGTCCC